TATTCTTCATAACATGCACTCTACCTGTTTGATTAATTTTATCAGCTCTTTTTCTTGATAACGATAAGATAAAATCGGCAATCATAATCTTATTATAAGATCCAGCTGCTTTATCGCCTTCTACTACATCATCTTTAGCGCCTGCTCTATTTACTTGTGATACTGACCAAACTGGAGTATTCAACTCTCTAGCCATGCCTTTTACAGCCGTATACACATCATCAATCTCATCTTTGACTTCTGCGCCTTTTCTCTTTGATTTAAGAAGATCTATGTAATCAATAATAATCAAATCTGGTTTATGACCCAAATCACTACACTTTCTAATATGTGATTCAACAGCAGACACTGTGGTCTTACCCATTGGAAATTCTTTTACTATAAGCTTACCTGGTAGTGTATCGATAATTTGCTCTACTTTACTTCTATGATTATGAATGTCTTTAAATTCAATTCCAGAAAATACAGAGTCATATCTTTTACCTGTGTAAATATCTGAAAGCTCTAATGTATAATGAGCGACAGTATATCCAGCTTTTACTGCTGCAGCTCCTAGATTTACTAAGAACCATGATTTACCAGAACCAGGTCCACCAAATATTACGCCTAAGTCACCTCTTCCAAGTCCGCCCATTAAAAGTTCTGTAATACCAGCCCATGGTGTAGGGATTGCTGCACGATCATCTTCACGATATCTTTGTTCAATATCTTTAGTATATTCATGACCAATATTTTTATCAGCTCCAGCTTTAAGCGCAGAGTCGATTATTGATCTAATATCTTCAAATTGTCCTTTACTTAGTAAATCGACTGAACTTAATAATGCTTTTTTAAGTTGTTGGTTTTTACAAAAATTAGAAAATTCTAATTCTATATAGTCCCTATCTTCATTAACAGTTTTTAGCGCCTCTTTCATCTGTTCTACTACAGAAATTCTAAGCACTTCATTATCTATTTTTTTGACTTCTACGCCTAAAAATTCTAAAGAGGGAGTGGTATGATATTTGTAATAGTAGCGTAATATTTCTTTAACTATCCACTGAGAAGCAGGACTATCAAACATTTCTGGTTCTACTACGTCATTGATCGTTTGTAGAAACTCTTTGTGTTTTAAAAGTGAAGAAAGTATTTTTATTTGAAAACCACTACCATACGCGTTAAGTGTATTTAATTGAGCCATAAACTTTATTGATTTTTATTAATTTTTATATTCTGCTAAGTACTTCCAATTTGTAAACAACCAAGCTGGAAGATTTGTTATGCTGTTTCCTAATAAGTCCTCTTCATACATTGCTGTAAATGTCGCTGGATCATATCCTTTATTAGGATCTTGTATCATTTCATCTATTTCTATCAAAGAGTCTTCTGGAATATTAGGATTTTCTAAGTCCATTAACTTATGATTAATAAATAACTGATGTTTAAAATTTAAAATACTACTGTGTGCTTTTGTTTTACCAGTCTCACACTTATCTAGTATTTGTTCTATAGTAATAGTACTACTTTCTCCTAACTCTGGAAAATGTTTTAGCAAAGTCTTTATGCCTAATCCTTTTATTCCTGGTACATTGTCTCCTTTATCGCCCAGTAAAACCTTTTGAGTTAAAAAGTTTTGTGAAGTTACTCCATATTCAGCAAGTACTTGAGCCGGACCATAGAATTTCTTTTTAATAGGAGAATAAATGCTGATTCTATCTGATGCTAATTGTAAAAAGTCTCTGTCTGATGACATAATCGTGACTTCTTTACCTATTTTTTTAGCAATATGTCCTATAACATCATCAGCTTCAATCTTATCAATTGAAATTAAATCAACTGGTAAGCATTTTAAATAGTCAACTAGTCTAAGAATTTGATTTTTAATCGCCTCTGATTCCTCTTCTTGTGAATCAAACATATCCCAGTTGGTAATTCTTGTCAATCCTCTGTTGGCTTTGTATTCGGGGTAGAGGTAGCGTTTATTTGTTGAGCCACCTCTACCATCAAATACAACTATTACTCTAGTAGGTCTTACTAGTCTCATAGCGTATGCCATTGATTTTAGAAATCCAGTTAATGCTCCAATATGATGTCCATTTGGATTTACATGTTGAATCATTGCAAAAGATCTCAAAAAGTTATTGAGTCCATCTATTATGAATACTTTACTATTAATACTTAAATCTTCCTTCTCATTCGTTAAAGAATCCAGGATGTCTTGATAACTTTTATTCATACGTTTGTTTTGTTTTTATACTTCAGAATCATCATAGATATCTGAACTCGGTTCTGTTTCTTCAATAACATCAAAATCACTAGAACCTAATACTTTTGACCATTCTGATGAATGTTCTTTTTTATACTTGTCTAATTCTTTTTTATCATCATTAATAAAGCCATGAACAGTCATAATCGCTTTACCAACAGCGGTAACTCCAGTAATATGGTTTTTATCGCATGATAATCTTGTACGTTTAGCAAATTCTATAATCTTACCTCCTTTAGATGCATTAATTTTATTAGTTCCTGCATTGGCAATATTACCAAATGTAATTACTAATGATGCATCAAACCACATTGTATTACCGCCTTTGTTTTGCATTTTAGGTTGACCCATTCTAACTTCAGGTTTTGCTACCCAAACTTTATTAATTGCAACAAATGTATTGGTATATGGTTGGCTTTCTTTTCTTGACATAATAATACGCTGGTTGATAAAGTTACCAAACTGCTGAGACATTGCACCAGCATTCCACTCGTTATTATTTGAATTTGATTCAATACTTAGTCTACATGGAATAGATCCTACTGAATCCCAAAAGAAACAAATATCATAAGGAAGATTACCTTTCTTTTGCTCATCAAGAATGTCTGCCATAAATCCAGCAACATCCTCTACGCATGCCATTTTTTCCCTATCTACATAAATGAAAAACCCATTATAATCAACAACTTCACCAGTAGACGTATCTACTACTTCATCAAATTGAAGACCCATTGATCTTGCATGTTCCCAAGACCACTTCATCTCTGTAATAATGAATACCGGTAAGATATTCATCTTTTGACATTGTACTGCAGCTTCTAATAATGCAGTTGTTTTACCAGTATCTGAGTGACCTCGTAAAAGAGTGATGTGTCCAACTGGAATACCTGGGATTTCTAGAGTATCCTGAAAAGCTTTGGAGAGCGGTATCCACCGCTGCTCCTTAAACTTTACAGATGTACTTGATAGGTTTTTAGACTGTTTAAATTTATCTAAGCTAAAACTTGATTTAATAGCAGTAGACACGGCTCCAGTGAGCCCTTCTGTTTTTACAGCTTTTGCCATAGTGTTTTATAACCTTTTTAGTTTAGATATTAAATAGATCATCGATTTTTTGATCGATATCCGTTTTCTGAGTACTTAGTGAAAAAGCTTTTGTTGGCGCTTCTTCTGATTTAGACCAGGGCAAATCGTCTGCTGCTGTCTGCTTTTCAGTTTCAGGTGCAGGTGTACTGGCTACTTCTTCTTCAGGATTTAGATGAGATTGCAAAGCTGCTTTCATTTCTTCATATGAATAACGCTTGTAAGCATCTAGTGGATTTGGCTGTTCTGCTAGCCATTTTTTAACCTCATCACTATTTTCAGATAGTGGAGTAGATTTAGTTCTAACACGTACTTTAGATTGATTAAAGTTAGAACCATTTTGTTCTGGAGATGTTGTCTCAACTGTGATATCACGACCTTGCATAATATCTGTGTAATCTCCTACGTCTTCGTCTTCTGCAATTGCAAGAAGTTCCATGTAGACTTGCTTACCAAACTCCCAAAGCATAACGCCTTTGTCTTCTTCGCCACGTACGATTACTGGGACCATTACTCTCATCTTTGGTTCAAGCTTTCTAGCCATTTGCCAGTCGTCTTTATTAGATGATTTACGAAGTTGTTGAGTAAACTCTACTATTGGATCTTTTTCTCCAAAGCATTGTAAAGACATCATCGTCTTGTTGTTAATTCCGTAGTAGATGTAAACCTCCTTAAACGGATTTGTCTTGTCAAATGCAGATGGTAGGATTCTGATCGAATGTTTTCCTACTGCCGCTCTCCATAATGTTTTAGGCTGATTACTTGAGCCTGAACCTTTTACTGGATTCTGCAAAGCGGATAGTCTTGCCTTTAAAGCTTGAATGTCCATAAATATAACTGTTTGTTTAAATAAAAATACTTAATTAAATCGCGATAAAAAAATTTATTTACGAAGTAGCGACAATTTTGTGCACTATTGTATTTAATTTTCTGAAATCAGTACCTTGAGTAAGTAGTACCGAGTTGCGATAATCTTGCCAATTGATAGGATATCTTGTATCCATAACTCCACCATTAAGATTCATGATTAGAGTGTTTAGGGCATTTATGGTATAGAGGGTATTAGTTTCTTTTTTTCTGTGCAATAAAATAGTGTTATGAAGAATCTTAGTCTCTTCACCTTCTATTTCTATATTATATGTACACATGTATTCATCTGACTCAGGAGATGTCAATACGAATATTTTACTGTACAAAATCTTATATTGGGAATTTATTTCGTAAAGCTTATCTTCGAGTTTATCTTTTGGAGTAAAACTACAAAATAGTCTGTTCATTAATTGTGATTGTGTTAACCTTATTGTTTCATGTTGATTCATAACTTATTATTTATAAATATCTGATTATTTGTCTAGTTTGTTTTATAGAAAGTATGAAGTGCCTCTTTTTAATTTTACTCCGTATCCGTCTTTTTGCATAATATTTTTAATGTCTATAAGAAATTGCTTTCCATCTTGTATAGAATAGTCAAATAAAAATGCATCATATGTTATAAGTATTAGCTTAGTTTTGCATTTAGCACTCTCTATATAATCTTTTATATCCAAGATCTTTTCTGTATTAACTTTGGTTTCTAAGTTTTGAACCCAATAGTTAAATAATTTAAGTTTGTTCATATCTTCAGATCTTCTAAGTAGCTTTCCAGTAGGAAGTTTTATTGATCCTTGTTTTTTATAAGTGGCATATAAAGATTCTATAAAGCTATCAAGTTTTGTAAAAAATTCAATGTTTTTATATCTGTCTTCAATTCCGCCATAAAGTTGTTTAAATGTTATCTCTTTTGACTTTGAGTATTCTTCTTCAGTAAGTTGATCTTTTTCAAAGTAAAATTTGCCTAATTGCTCATGGATTGAAGTATCGCTGTTTGGAAATTCATATTCTACAGCTTTAGCGATAAGTCTTAAGTGATACGCATCAAAGTCAAACTCAACCATAAAATCATTTTCTGGAATAAAACAATCTCTAAACTCTTGTGTTTTGGGTATTGCTACAAAGTTAATAGAATTGAATGAATTAGTAGGTCGACCAGTTATATTGTACATATTATAGTATGTATAGGCCATATCATCTTTTATTCCATACTTTATATTATCATTTTTGTATGCGTCTTTTAGTTTTTGAGTGTCTACTTTTATGCCTTGCGTTTCAACCCATTTATACGCATCAGTAGATTTATTTAGTATTGAGTAGTCTGCTTCTAATTCAAATAGCGGTTCTATTTTACTATATAAGTCTTCGCACTTCTCATAATGTTTGACAATAGGAATAATCTCATTAATCCATCCAGTACTGTATTTTTGATTAAAGTCTCTGTGTAAAAGTGTATCGCATTCTATCTTAGATTCTTCAATGCCTTGATCTACTCGTATAAAGTTTACATCAACTGAATTTTCAATATTTAAGAAATAAGAATGAAATTTTCTATCTAGTAAATAAACTTTCTTATGGGCATTAATAAAAGACTCAATTTGGGCTATTTCTAGGCTGAATCCTTCGCTATGATTTATCGGGAATATATAACCTTTGGTTCCATCATTATAGTAGACTAGTGAGCATCTGGATAGCGTTGGGTGATATCTATCTGAAGATGGTATAACTTGAATGAAACAATTATCTTTAGGAGATAGTTGACATAACTGATCTTGTGTTTCAACTATAAAATACATTTAACATAACCTTTGATTAAATTAAATATAGTCTTTTGTTTTGTAATCGTAAAGTTTAAATTCTAAGTCGCATAAAAAAAGCTTGG